AAATTAGTATCATCTAAATTAGATATTCTAAAGTAAGCATAATCTCCTACAGTTACTTGACCTGCACTATCTGAAGCCCCAAAATTTATAATAGCAGGGTCGGATGTGCTTACATTCATTATTCTTTGAAGTATTTTCCCTTTAGACGTAAAACTTTTAGTCTTGGAATTTCCATAACTTACGCCATTCAAATCATATGATTCTGTTACGGTTACCGTGCAGTTCGCTGCTACTACTGTTGTTGCCATATTATCTGTCTTTTAATTTTATAAATTTAACTATCGTAAATATAATAGCTAAGGTTAGCGACAAAAAAGTTAAAAACTCATTAACATTTGCTAAAGATATCCCTATCGCTCCTGCGTTTGCCGTTACTATTTGTACTGTATCTCTCATCATTTTTCTCTCTTTCTTTATTTATTAAACATTGTATCCTATTTCTGCTGTTACAGAAACTAATATATTATCTGCCACTCCCCCTGCCGCATTTGCTTTAACCATTATAAATAAATGATCTCCCTTTGTTGCAGTTCTAAGGTCAAAATCTCCCGCACCTACAGTAGCAATATTTACAGCATCAAGATTAGCCGTTGACGGAGTGATTGATTCTTCAAACAATACCACAGGGTATGAAGTTAATGCTGCTGCAGGAGTGTATTTCACTAAAGCAATAGTTAAAGCATTTGTATCATTAGAAGCCACTTGTACTACAGCAGAATTGATTGTAACATTTCCTGTAAGCATACAAGAAGATACCTTAAAAAATTTCTTTTGAGCAACGGTTGTTCCACTACTGATTGTAGCACTACCATAATCTTCATCTATCTGAAAAGGAGCTTTATTATTATTGTCGTAGGAAGAAGGGAACTGATAATTCTCTAACAATGACGCATAACCTCTAAATGTTGGTGTTACCACCTTAATTGCAGATTTAGCTAACCATACTAAGGCTCCATCCGTAGTGGTACTACCAGGAGTATTGTCTTTGCTTAGTACCGTATCATTAGTCGCAACTTCATATCCTTTTGGATTATGTCTGTTTGCATCATCTAAATTTTTATGTTCGTTTACAGCCATATCTATTTATTTTTAACAATCATCACAACAATTACAATTACCGCAACCACCATTACAACAAGAGGTATTGTTACAACGGTTAGTATAAATACTATCGTACATAATAAGTCCGTGATTCTTATACGTTCCTGAAAGACTTACAGGTCTGTTGTTTTCATAAGTAGGAAACATGCCATCTTGGTCGCTTCCATTTAGATAGTCCTCCATATCTTCTGCAAATATTTCTGCTTTCCTGTAAGTATCTTGCTTAAATGCATTATAATCATTATCATCAATTACTCTTGAAAATTCATCTATATTGTGAACCACACCACTAGAAGTAATGTTACTCATAATATCATTTACTACCTCAAACCTAACAAACCAAGCCAAACAATCTTCTAAATAATATGTCATAAAGGTTGTATTGTTAGCAGTTAAAGTTCCTGCGTCGTGCTGTTCTTTTAATTCTCCATAAAACTTATCTCCCAATAAAGGTCTAATGTGTGCTAATTCAGCCAAAACAATAGTGTTGTTGGAAACCAAAATAGGGTCAGTATTTTTATTAGTAAAAGTTTTATCTATTACTTCTTCCGCACTAACCAAAGTTATATATTGTCTGTAATTAGCCATAATCTTATTGTTCTATTGTTATTTCTTTAGATTCTTCAGGCTCTCCATCTCCATCATCATCTCTCTCTGTAACTATTATTTCTCTATCTGCAATAAACATGTCTCCATCTTCTAGCATTGGTAAATCTTCATCTAGCATTACTCTTTGCTCATTAATAGTAAGAACCTGTTTAACATCAATATCTGTAATATAAGAGATTGGCGGTTCATAGTGGATTATTAAATCTTTAGGGTCAAAACCAAGCTCTTTATACAATATGGTTCTTATTCCATTTAATAGCAATTCTGAAGTATCTTTAATTACTGTTGTCATTACTAAGTCATAAGCAATTCTAATCTCACTCCCTGTATTATTCATTTTTCCTGAACTTACAATACCACTTAAAGATGGTTGCCATCTGTTTGCAGTAATAATGTTTTGGTCAGTTATTTTTTGTAAATCAAGCCAACTACCCTCTTGATCATCTTTGATTATTTCTACATTTGCAGGAGAGGTGTCTCCATTCTTAACGATAAAAAGTATTTTGCCATTATGTCCCTCGCCGACAAATTTCCTTTGTGCTTCTTGTACTAACTTTTGAGCTTCCGCCTCTCCCATATCTCCACTAATCTCTACAATAGCTGAAGGTTGAAAGCCGTTTAAAAATTTAGTATGATTCCATTTTCCTATCTCATAATCTACAGCAATATGCTCTAATGCCGCAACATAATCAGGAAGTCCATAAAAATTAAATGTAGGCTCGTAGTCTTTAAAGTGAATTACGAATTTATTGTGAGAAACTCTAGGATAAATAGGAATCCTGTGTATTTTTTCATCATTATTCCAATACCTGCACCAATCAGAATTCACATAAACCTCTCTTTTGTTTTTAGCCATTCTAACTGTTGTGGCATCTAAATGATACATATTAACCCCACCATCATATATAACACACTCTAAATAAGCATTACCAAAGGTATAATAATCATCTGCTAATTTCTTAAATACATCTCTTAATGATTCGTGATCTGCATTAACATCTTCAATAAACTCTCTTAAAAGTTCATTGTTACATACAAATTTTGCACCACTTGTGAATACTGTTTTTTGGGCTAAAACACTTCTGTGAGTAGAAGATTTACGTTTTAATTCCGCTAGGTATTGAGGGAATAAATTATCATCTCCAAATGGAATCCATTTAGTATTGACGTTACTTAAATTTTTAGGCTCAGTAATATTAGGGGGAACACCTAGGTTAAACACCCCAAACTCAAAAGTATTATTCTTTTGAATCTTCTTTTTTACTTGACTTACCTTTTTTGCTTGACTTTTTGGCGGAGCTTTCTTCATTTGATTTTATTGTTTTATCAACTTTAGTAATACAATCTGTCATGCCTAATTCCTCATAAGCAAAAGCTAACTTCTCTTGGGTTAAGTCAGTTCTAAAATCTATAGAATGATTCCCAACCTCTCTTATCCCTGCTGCGTTGTCATTTTTTTTATATTCTGCCATAAGTGTATATATATTTAAAGTTGGTAAATGTACATTTTTTTCTTGTTTACAATCACACATAATAATAAAAAGATATTAATAGGGAAATGTTAGTTAATTACAAGAACTATCTAAACCTATTTTCTCTTATTATCCTGTTGTTGTTGCTGTTGTTCCCGAAATAGCTATTCCTGATCCTGCACTATTATAATTTCTAGGAAGTTCAAATTGCGTACAAGTTAATGTAACAGTTACTCCATTTTCATCTCCAAAAGCTGCTCCTGTACCACCCTCTATGCTTTGAATAGTTGCATAAGTTTGATTTCTAACCAAATCGTCTACATTCTTATACGTATCACTTACACCGATAACAAAATTACTATCAAAGTTTGCTGAAGGTGCTGCTGCGGCTGTTGTAGCATCATTATTGTCCACTACAATAGCCATCAAACAAGTTCCTTTCAACTCATTTAGTCTATCAAATTTTGTTTTAGTACAATAAGGTAAGTAAAAACTTAAAGTACATTCATAAGTAGAAACATCTTTGCCTTCGTTAGTTCCGTTTATCGTTAAAGAAGAAGATTCTTGTCTTGATTCATATACTCCCCAATCTGCTGCTGCAGGGCCTGCTTTTTGAATTGAAGTTACTTCTCCTGTTGCAAACGTAACCACATCTCCCGCCGTCCAAGGTCTTAACAAAATTAATCGTGTTCCTCCTACTGCTTGTAAATCTGAACATCCTACCGATAATCCGCTATCTATTGCCATATCATTTTATTTTTTTAGATTATTAATTATTAATTTGTTGTTGCTTTATTTCCTGAAGTGTAGTTGGTAACTGTACCTTTATAAATTCTAGGAAGCTCGTATTGTTTACATGAAAGTGTTAGCACCTGCTGATTATCATCATTATATGCTGCACCTGTTGTACCTTCAAAAGCAGATAAACTAGCGTAAGTTTGACCTCTAGTTATATCACTTTCATTTCTATATTTTTGACTTACACCTAAAACATAATATATTCCATTGTTACCTAAAGCCATTGCCATCATACAGCTATCTAGCATTTCCTGCCATCTAGCCAACGGACTTGACACAGCTCCCTCGTTCCCTATATATGGAACAGTAAAGTTTAGGCTCATTTCAAAAGATGTAGAACCATTTTCCTTAGCTGCCGTTACATTTAATACAGGTGTTTGATCTTTAAACTCATATATATACCAATCTGCCGTACTTGCTCCCGTATCTTTTATAGAGGTAATTGAGTGAGATGTAGTTGAGTTACTAAAACCCACCGTGTCTCCTGTAGCCCAACTTCGAAGATAAATACGTCTTATCCCTCCTACTCCTTGCAGTTCTGCACAACCAACTTCTAATCCTAATGTTAATGCCATATCTATTTATTTTTTAAAAGTTATTAAAATAAAGAGAAGAAGGGATTGCTCCCTTCTCTCTTTAAAATTCTTAATCTACCAACATTGAACCGTTCACTAATGAATCCCAACCATATTGGAAGCCCATTGTGAAATTAGAACGTACATACATATTGTCAGAAGCTTCATCATAGAACATTTTTAACTGATTGTCAGGGTCAGATACGTTTGTTCCAATAATCAAGTTATCTTTCGCTGCATATATCACTCCATTCGCACATTGAATACTTGCTGTTGCTGCTGTAAACAATGGCGGTAAATCTGCCCCTGTTAATGCAGTTAATGCTGTATCCCACTCATACATTGGGATAAGCTCTACACCTCTAAAGTATAGTCTTGATTTTCCTGCTTGAGCTTCTGAATGCCCATAATCAACTGCTCCTACTGAACCAACAGTAGTTAATGCAGCATACCAAGCATTATAAATGTTTGGAGTACAGAATAATCTTTTCTCACTTGCAGGAATTTGTTGTAATTCTGCAGGTGCTGTATTAAATACATCATTTAATACTAAAGTTGCATCTGCTGCAGGAAGAACTGCTCCTACAGTAATGTATTCTGCTGCTGCTGCACCTAATGTCCCTGTTACTTCATTCATTTGAGTTGCACCACCAATAGCAGTTCCTGTTGAGAATGATTCCCAAAGTCCATTACCCATTGATTGGTAAGAACAATCAGCTACTGCTGCACCTGAATCTCCTGCCCACATATTTCTAACCATATCATACTGAATACCTTTTCTTACTCTGTCAAGAATTACATCAGCGATTTGAGTTCCTGTTAAATCAGGCATACTTAATCCCGCTTTGTAAGACTCAGCAATGTATAAGTTCTGAAACTCATTCCAACATTGAGTTTGTTTTACTGAAACTTGATACACTTCTAATGCTTTTTGTTCCATTGTAAATCCTGCTGGGTTACAAGCGTTAGTTGTATCACAACCTGAATTTCGTGCTGTTATACTTTTTAGACCTGGAGCCATAGTGATGAATTGCTTATACTTAACATTTGGATATATTGAGTAATTACGCATAATCTCATCAGAATGAAACATAGGCTCTAATAAATACTTTGAAGCGTTATTTCCCGTATAGGTTAATGCTCCTTTTAATGCTATATCTGCCATTTTTTTTCTTTTTTAAAATTAATTATTATTATTATTACCTAACAAAAGGTGCTTTTAATGAATCTGCAATAGTGTTAAAAAACATTGCATTGTCATCTAATACGTCCTCTTTTGCAATTATCGTAGGGTCTCCTTCAGTTTTTACTTCAGTTCCTACTGCTTCAGATTTATTTACTAAAGCTGTTAATCTACTCACTTCTTCAGTTAGAGTTTCTTTTTCTCCCTCTAAATCAGTAATAGAATTGTTGAGTTCAGTAACGGTTACTTCAAATGCAGAAAGTTTATTTTTTATTTCTTCATTGTCAGCAAGAGTTACATTCAGATCAACATTCTCATTAGTTTCAGAGCTTTTATCATTTTTTACTTTAGTGATAATCTCATCAACCTTTGAGTTAAACCAAGATTTTAATTCTTCTGTCATTTTGATTTTCTTTTTATTGTTAATATTTAAAGTTTTTTCAACTTTCTCCTCTGTGATGTTCTTAAATTTTGAAACATCATATTGTGCAGCAACTTTGATTGGCTCTGATATAGAATCTACAAAACCCATTGCTACTGCTTCTTCAGCCGTTAACCATGTCTCCTCGCTCATCAACCTTATAACCTCATCATAAGGTAGATTCGTTTTTTTAACATAGATTTCAGCTATTTCATTTGTTATCTTATCAAGAACATCAGCTTGTTTTCGCATTTCACTAGCATCTCCTTGTGTTCCTCCCCAAGCGTTATGTATCATAAGTAAAGAATTTTCACTCATAATAACATTATCTGCAGCTAACGCAATTACTGATGCAATACTTGCCGCAATACCTTCTATATAAACTGTTGTTTTTGCTTTTCTTCTTTGAATGATAGAGTAAATAGCCATACCATCAAAAACTTCTCCTCCTAAACTATTAATATGAATAGCTAGTTCTTTACCATCATACTCTTTTACTTCTTCTACAAAACTTTGAGCTGACATTCCAAATGTTCCTATCTCATTAAAAATATAAACATCAGTAACATCAGACGCACTATTATTTATTTCGTACCAATTTCTATCCATAGAGTGCAAAAATATTTTTTACTTATGAGAATCTTACGCAGTTTTTGGAAAAAACTTTAATAGGTAATATTTTCTGTCTTATATTGCTTCCTTCTTTCTTTGTAAACAATAGTTTGAGCTTGTCTCTCTGA